ATCCGAAGTTGATGTGGCCAACACCGACGACGAGAGATTACAAAGACAGTGGCAAAGCCGTAATCAATTCACACCGAGATTCAATTCTTCCAGTGAGAGTAGCGAAGAAGGACAAAGAACAGTGGGTCAAGGGTGGTGGGAGTCTGAACCCAACATGGGTAGAGTGGCTCATGGGATACCCAAAAGGGTGGACAGACTTAAATCATTAGGCAATAGTTTGGTACCACAGATACCTTACTATATAGGGAAAACAATTTTAGAGGTGATGAATGGAAAAACTAATTAAAGAAACTTTAGGTATAGCTGCGAAACTCGTAGCTAAAGCAGAGAGTAGAAACATGAAGCTAACAAAAAGAATATTAGTGGATGATTTAAAAATGATAAAATTAAACTTAATGTTATTACAAGATGATATTACAAGACAGTCAAAGTCAGAAAATTAAAATAGTTTTTGGTCCACCAGGTACCGGGAAGACAACACATCTTCTTAGTATTGTTGAATCAGAACTACAAAAAGGAACTCCACCAGATCGAATAGGATATTTTGCTTTTACAAAAAAAGCTGCAAGAGAGGCAGTGACGAGAGCAATGGAGAAATTTAATTTGGATCGTAAAAGTTTTAAATACTTTCGTACACTACACAGTATGGCATTCTTAATGTTAGGATTAAAGAATGCTGATGTTATGGACGATGATGATTACAAAGCAGCTTCTGATTATCTACAAGTTAAATTAATTAATCCAAACAAATCAGTAGATGAGTTAGGTATTTCATTACCACAGGATCCTTATTTAAAAATAATTGATCAAGCAAAAATAAAAAACGTATCACTATCAAATGAGTTCATACGTAGTGGTGAACATATTCAAGGAGGTTTTGAAAAGCTAGAACAAATAGATAAAGGTTTAGAACGATATAAAAAGAAACATAGTAAATTTAATTTTACAGATATGATTGTAGAATTTAATAAACAAAAAAATTGTCCTAGGTTTGAAGTTGTAATTATTGATGAGGCACAGGATCTTAGTTTTATTCAATGGCAAATGGCAGAGATACTTATTCGTAATTCAAAAAGAGCTTACATTGCAGGAGATGATGACCAAGCTATATTTGATTGGGCTGGTGCTGATACAAAAAGACTTGGACTCATAGGTGGGGAAAGAGAAATACTAACACAGTCTTACCGAGTACCGAGAGCCGTGCACCAAGTAGCTGATAACTTGATTAGTAAAGTTAATGATCGTGTACAAAAAGATTGGAATCCAAAAGAAGAAGAAGGAATAGTGCAGCGTCATCGTATGCGATTCAATAACCAAATAGATTTAACAAATGGATCGTGGTTAATTTTAGCAAGAACTAATTATGTATTAGATCAAATAGCAGATGATTTAAAATACCAGGGATTGTTTTATGAATATAAAAATAGATCTTCTATTTCTGATCGTATGATTAGAGCAATACAAGGATGGAATAATTTAAAAGAAGGAAACGAGATAGATGTATTTGCAGCACAAGATATTTATTATTACATGAGTGGCAATGGTAATATAGAACATGGTCATAAAGAAGCCATAAAGACAGCGAGTGAAGAAGTTAAATATAATTACGAATCGTTAGTCGTGGGTCATGGTTTAAATGCTGACATAAATAGTGAATGGAACATTGCATTAGATAGAATACCAGAATCGATGCAACGTTATATCAATGCAGCAATGCGCAGATCATCCTTTAATAAATCGAAAAATATAAAATTATCTACAATTCATGCATCTAAAGGTGGCGAAGCAGACAATGTTATGGTATTAAAGGACTTACCACGTAAGGCAGATCTAAGTCTTGCGCAAAAAAGAGACGATGAGAGGAGAGTGTTTTACGTTGCTACAACAAGAGCAAAAAAATCTTTACACATTATTGAGAGCCAATCTAACAGAGAGTTTACAGAACTATGATCTGTGAAAATATTTTAGAACAAGCAAAAGAATTAGTTGGAGGTGATCGCCAAGAAGACTACGGCGATAAGCTTACCAATCATGAGAACATTGCTGCATTGTGGTCGATTTTCCTCCGCAAAAAATTAACACCCCATGATGTGGCAATGTGTATGGCTTTAGTTAAAGTAGCTAGACTAATGCATGCACATAAACCAGACAGCTATGTAGACTTGGCGGCCTATGCAGCTATTGCAGGGGAAATAGATGAGCGAACGAAGTGAGACAACCTTCTCTTTTTCAAACTCCAAGTGAGTGGCTACCACCAGAAGGAGTGCCAGATTTAAGAGAGGCAAAAGAGATAGCCATTGATTTAGAAACAAAAGATGATGGTATAAAAAATAGTGTAGGACCTGGATGGGCTACAAAACAAGGAAGAGTTATTGGTGTTGCGTTGGCCGTAGATGGTTGGGAAGGATACTATCCTATAGCACATGAAGGCGGTGGTAACTTTGATCAAAAAGTTTTTCTTAATCAACTTAAACCTATTTTAGAATTACCTTGTGATAAAGTATTTCATAATGCCATGTATGATGTTGGATGGTTAGATGCATTAGGATTAAAAGTGCACGGCAGAATAATAGATACGATGATTGCTGCACCTTTATTAAATGAAAATAGATTTAATTATTCTCTTAAAGATTTATCAAAAGAGTATGTTGGAGAAACAAAATCAGAATCTTTATTGTATGAAGCTGCAAAAGAGTGGGGTGTAGATGCAAAGAGTGAGATGTGGAAGTTACCGCCAATGTATGTTGGTCCTTACGCTGAACAAGATGCTGCAGTTACTTTGAAGTTATGGAAAGTATTACAAAGAGAGATTGTTAAACAAGAGTTAACAGATATATTTAATACAGAATCAGAACTGTTTCATGTTCTATTCGCTATGAAAAAGAAGGGGGTACGCATTGACACAGAAAAAGCAGAACGTATTAAAAAAGATTTTGAAAATTCAGAGAAGAAGATATTATCTGGCTTATATAAAGCATGTGGTTTTGAGGTGGAGATACTTGCTCCATTATCAATTGCAAAAGCTTTTGATAAACTTAAAATAAAATACAATAGAACACCAACTGGATTACCAAGCTTTGATAAAAATTTTTTAGCAACTCATTCTAATCCGTTTGCACAGAATATAGTAAAAGCAAGAGAGTTAAATAAAGCAAGAACAACATTTATAGATTCTATTTTAAAACATTCTTATCGTGGTCGCATACATGCAGATGTAAATCAACTACGTTCAGAGACAGGTGGTACAATATCAGGAAGATTAAGCATGCAAAATCCTAACTTGCAGCAGATACCAGCTCGTAATAAAGATATAGGTCCTAAAATAAGAGAACTTTTTGTACCAGAAAAAGGTGAAGAGTGGGGATGTTTTGACTATTCACAACAAGAGCCTCGTCTTCTTATACATTATGGAGCCTTGGTTAGTGAGGTGTCTGATTGGGATGTTGCTTCTGTAAAAAAATTATTAAATGATTATAACAATAAACCAGACACTGATTTTCATCAAGTCGTTGCTGATATGGCAGGCATAGATCGTAAACAAGCCAAGACAATTAATCTTGGTATGATGTACGGTATGGGTAAAGGTAAACTTGGATCTCAATTAGGATTAGATAAAGAAGATGTTGATGATATTTTTAAACAATATCATTCTACAGTTCCTTTTGTAAAAGTATTGACTGATGGTACAATGAATAGAGCACAGAAGAGAGGACATATTCGCACTATATTAGGACGTAAATGTCGTTTTGATTTATGGGAACCTTCAACCTATGGTATTCATAAACCATTACCAAAAGAACAAGCAGAGATAGCGCATGGTGGTATAAATAGAATAAAACGTGCTTGGACATACAAAGCTTTGAATAGATTAATTCAAGGATCCGCTGCTGATCAAACAAAGAAAGCAATGATAGATGTTTTTAAAGAAGGTATTACACCTTTAATCCAGGTACATGATGAACTAGATATTTCTGTATACTCTGAAGAACAAAAGAAAAAAGTTATTGAGATTATGCAAAGTGCTGTGCCATTAAAAGTTCCTTGTAAAGTAGACTGCGAGGTAGGACCTTCGTGGGGAGAGATTGAATAGAAAGCAAAAGATTGGTTTTCTAAACCATCTTGTAGCCATGCACTGGCTAACTAAAAGAAATTACTACGTTTTTCATAACATCAGTGGCCTTGGGCCGTGCGACTTAATTGCTCTAAATGATAGAGGAGACACCATAAAGATAGATGTAAAGAGCGAAAGCATAAGAAAAACAGGCACACATGCTGGTCATAAGATAAGAAGAATGACCACAAAACTACAGAAAAAAATGGGTGTAAAATTACTCATGGTAACTAAAGAAGGAAAGTGTTACTTCTATAAGAATGACTAAAGTATTTATATTAGTAGTAAGTTTATGGGGCTACAATGGTGACACTTGGGTGTACACAGGTAATCAGATGGTGCTCAAAGAACCAATGCCTAAAGAACAATGTGAAACAATTGCTAGTAATTGGCAAAAATTTGAAATGAATAAGTATTTTCGTTTTTCTATTGAGTGTATAGAAGATATTAGAAAAGAAACTTAATCAATAGCTTGATCTATTTTATCATTGATCGCTACAACATTTGCTTCAATAACCGAGAGCCGTGCGTCTATACGCAACATATCTAAATCTTTTATCTTACTTTCATTGGCAATGACTCTGTTTACTAACATCCCATAACTGTAGATAACAGTTATACCTGCAATAATAATTGCAGTGATGTTAACTTTTTTAATCATTTGAGACTACTATAATAACTTGCTAAAGCTTCATCTATTAAAGGATTAGACGTACCTTGTCTTAAATTAGGAAAGTAATTTGTTCCCTCTTGTAAAAAATCTTGAGCAAATAAATTATTTATTATGTCTTCATTTAAGTTGTATCCAGACCCACTTAAAATTTCTGCTGTTTTTTGTCTTTGCACTTCATCTCTTAAAGATTGCTGTAGAGCATTTTCTGCATCTATTCGTGCTTGATCTTCTTGAAACTCTTTATCCAGTGCATCAAAATCTTGAACACCTGAATCTATTATATCGCCCATAGTTTCATCAACTATTTCCGATCTTGTGCTTTTATCTATTACTGGAAATTGATTCGGAAGAATTAGTTGTTCTTCTAGTGTTTTTGAAAGTGGTACACTTTGATCATCTGTTAAGTCTTCCATAGATACATCTTCAGTTGGTGCAGCAAATACTTCTCCTTCTGGCATAAAATCCAATGGATATCTTTCACCAGGCATTCTTGGATCAGTATACGGTATTGGTTTATCTTTTATATCAAACAATGCTTTAATTGCTTGTACTGTAGGAAGACCCATCTGTAACCTTGATTCCATAGGATACATTTCTCTAGCTTGTTCTGGATATATGTTTTGTAATCTTCTTGTTGGATCTAAAAAATCTCTATCAACAGTATCTTGAAATACATTAAAACCTGCTGTTGTCATAGGCCGTGTGCCGTCACGCATCCTAACATTACCTTGAATAGTTC